CTGCACAGTAGCTGTCGCAATAATCTTTGGATTCGGCATTATATCAACTGTCATCGTCACTCTTTTTTTGTTCTCTGCGGCCAAAAGAGCTTTTGCTTTTAATTGTGCATCACGTTTCGAATATGCTGTCACATCGACATTAAGCATCCTCCCCGCTTTGCCAATCTTAATCTGATGCTTTTTATTTGTTTTAGCATCCGTGTAAGACACCTTTGCTCCTGTATATGTCTTCTGTAGTGTGGTGTTCCAACTATAAGATGCCACATTTCCCTTTAGTAAAGTAATGTTGGCAACTGGTCGCTTGTTCTCATATGTCTCTTCGTTAAATATAACGATTTTCCCATTGTATATCTTAATTCCTAGCCCATACTCGTTGCATAAGGATAGCAAAAATTCAGAGTCAGACGTCTTGCTCTGCTCAATATTTTTAACCACAATATGCGGTGCGGAGTAGTACAGGGCAATACCTGCACGTTTCGCTATTTTTCGTGCAATCTCCTCAATAGAGGCACTTTTATATGTATGAGTAGGTTTACCATCCTTAAATTCACCTTTCGCCGGCATGCTAACAGCACCAATCGTACATGTGTGAGGCGCTCCGTCAAATGACAAATCGTCAAGAACCATACGCCCGGCATGGATACGTTTTGTAATGCCATTTGACGTCCAGTTATATAAAGAAATTATTGGTGTTAGCTTATCGCCCTTCTTCGGCATTTGGTCTCGAATGAATCGTAAATCACTGTTATTGAGGGTAATCGAAATACTATCCGATGAGCCACTTGCCACATCGTCGTAAGAAAATCCCTCTAAACAGTCCTTGATTGATTTTTTTATTCTTTGCGAACTACAACCAATTGACACAATTGCTTTTCTTGAATTTTCCATCATAACCTCCAGTCTGGCATCTCGTCACTATCATCCTCATCAGGCAATTCGGGAACATATACATACATCCCCTGCGGAAAAATTGCTACTGCTACCAAAAGCGGGTTGTTTTCAATGAGGACATCCGCTTTCTTAGCATCACCATATACTTTTTCAGCAATCATATCCCACGTATCACCAATTTCCGTTTCGTAAAACATTTATTTAATGCCTCCTAAAATTCTACTCTGCCGCCGTCCTTGTTGTAACGTTTCATAAAGCGCTTAAACTTTTCGTACTCATCACTAAGTACGTTCTGAATTTCTCTCTTGTCTGCATTGCCGGACATATTGATTACTGGTGCAAAATTAATTTGTACCGGCTGCTGCGTCGACTGCTTTTCTTGTACCGCTGGATTTCCAGTTGTTCCTGAATTCAGGACAATAACTTGATTGGCAAGAGCCGAAAGCCCCGGTTCGACACCCATAAGCTGCGCTGTTTGTCCAAGCAAATTATAAGCATTTTTCGAACCGTCCAGGGGTATGATTGATTCACTGTATCCAGCCTCGGCAATCATACCAATATGCGGCGATGAAAAAATACCACCTTTAGCATGCTTCTTGACCTTACCTTTGCTTTGGCTGGTACCGCCTCCATCTTTGTACAAAAATTCTATTGGCTGCGAAAGATGACCAGTAGCTTTAATCGGTATATCAGCACTAACCCCTTCTTGTAGCTGTGTTTTAAAATCACCTTTGATTTTAGACGTTACCTCATTTGTACTTTGGCTTACTTTATTAAGGTCAAACTGCGGGTAAAAATTAAAATCTATATCCTTTTTAGAATCATTTTTTTTGTTATTACCCTGTTTTTCTCCAAAATATCCTTTTACATAAGTATCTGCTCCCTGCTGAGCCTGTTTATATATAGCCTTATTCTCATGGCCATTCACCTCTGCATACCAGTCACCAAAATCCGTTAGCGCATTTCGATTTAAAGCCACCTCCATATCTAGGATAGCAGATTCTGTTTCGTAGTTTGGTTTCATTTCTCTTATATCCGAAAGCATATCACCCATTGCGCCTTTATCCGCATCAGATAACTTTCTATCAAGAAAATCTTGACCATATGTATCTAAGGTTGAGTTTAGGAGAAATTTAATCCCCCTATTCTTTGACTCCGAGGTAGTTTTATCATAAGCATCTTTGTATTTCTTTACTTCTGCCTCATATTCTTTCTGGTCGATATACCCAAGTTCTTTTTTTCTTCCAGCATTGGTAATACCAGTATCTCTAGCGTCTTTTGCACCATCTTCTAATTCTTTAATATTATTTTGTATTTCACTCTTTAAATTTTTAAAAGAATCCGCCGTTAGTGCTTTTCCGCTCCATTCAGTTTCGAGAATCTTCCAACTAGATTCTGTATCTGCCTTTGTAAAAGCGTTCGTGATTTCCGACATCTGATTTAAGAGACCGTCTATTTCATTTTGTAAATCAGGCGAAAAACCCTTTTTAATACCTTTTTGCAACTTGGAATTAATCTTGTCTGACAATTTGCTTACTTCGCCATCTAGCTCTTTGTAAAAATAATTATCATTTTTCAAAAGCTGCGTTTTTTCTGGAGAATCATCAAACAACAACGAGGTAGCAATATTAACCTCATATCCATTCTGTTCAATCAATTTTTGCGCAGAATCAACATATTGTTTTACATTTGTTTCATAATCTGCTTTATCTGAATCCGAAAACTCCAAGCCAATAGATGTCTTCCAATGCATTTTTTTAATTGCACTATTAGCCTCTTTTAATTCGTCTGCAAATCCTTTTGTCTTTGACATAGAACTTAGCAGTTCGCTTACACGCTCCAATTTCTTGGCACCGACAATTTCTTTTGATACCGTTTTAATATCGTCCATGCTTAGGACAATATTGCCAAAATGCTCATCGAGGCTTGCATCTTTTGCGATACTATTTGCCTCGTTGATTGCCCCAGCAATTCCCGTAACAACACCTATTGCTCCTGTGATTCCCAATATACCAAGTCCACTTGATGAAAGAGAGCTCAAACTTGTTGCCAAGTTTGTTACACCACTAGCCACCTTATAAGTGATTAATGCCGTTCCAATTCCCGTGATTGTCCCAACAATAGCGTCTGGATGAGATACTAACCAACCTCCTACTTGGAGTAAAGGGGTGGCAAATTGAGCGATAGCTTCACCCGCATCGCTCACATATCTCTTAATTGTCGGAAAGTTCTCTTTAAATTCCTTTGCAAAATTGGTCACCCACTTTGTTCCCTCTTGGACTACAT